TGGATCTAACATCATCTTTCGGTCTTCTTCAGATAACCCTTCAGGTGTAGGGAAGTCTTTCTCTAACCTTTGTTGAAGAGCTCGCTCTTTCTGTATGTGTCTCCATACTAGTCTATTTCCAGCAATTTCTACTGGTTCAACCTCACCAACCTTCATCCGATTTTAAAGCATTTCGTATTGCTTTATGTTTATCCTTTACTCTTTGCCTTGCCGCCTCCTCTCTCTTTAACCTCTTCTTGAGGGAAGGTTTTGCATAGTATTTACGTTTTTTTAACTCTATGAATAGACCTTCATTGATGAGTTTATTCTTTAGTTTCTGCATTGCTCTCTTAGGGTCTTGTTTTGGCCCTATTTTTATTGTAATCATTGTATTTTTTATTTTAGTTATTGTTTTATATCACACGTTAACCAGACCATCCACCCTCCGTTATTCTTGTACATTCTGGTTGGGTATTCTCGGTGTGAAGGGCGATGTTTTTTCATGTAGTCTTTGTCAGGCTTATTGCCTTGATGGTCTAGAACTTGTATGCCGTAGGTATTTAGCATTTTACTTTCTCCCGCCCCAGTATCGTAATAGTTCCAGCAGTCCACTTCACTAGTAAATTCTTTATCTATTGTATAAACGACAGGGTTCCATGTCATGACTATTGCAGCCCATACTGTATCACCACTACTTGTTGTTGTCGTTGAATCGTTGTTTGATTCTGTCGTAGCTATAGATGCGGTTTCGGCATCTGCGGTATCTGCACATCCACTAAGACTTAGTGTTGATGCTAGTATGATGATGATCATCCACATCATATTTTTTTATATTTTATAAAAGAAAAAGCCATGTTCATGTCCTTGTACTTCGATACCTAGAACCTTTGGCCTGCGAACTTCTCACGAATCGTCATCGCCGCTCTAGTGTATGCAGATGATGCCTATTGGATTACATCGCAACATTCACACATAACATTCTTACCTTAGAGTCATTGAAGGGGATGTTACCCTAGAAGTCCGCTCAACGAAGCTTTCCTCTACCTCTAAACCACCTTACCTATCCTATGAATGCTTAGGCTTTATTCTTTCATAATTATATATCAGTTAAAATTATCGTTGTTCCATGTACTCTACAAATCCGTAAGCAGCTCCTATGAAGAGAGCAGATACTATGATATCGCCTCCTAACCACCCCACACAATATAACATGAACGTACCAAAAATATATCTCATAATGTCAAAAACGTAAATGTATAAATACTATGTTAGTAGGAATAAAGAAAGAAGTATAGATAAAATAATTACCAAAGTAAATAGATAATAAAATATAAGAAAATTATTAAAACGAATACTTCTATCCTCATCCAATGTTCGAAAAGTTTTCCTCTCATTCTTTCCTCCCATAGTTACCATCCTTGTAATTTGGTTAATAACTGTTTACGCCCTTCTGCGTATTCCTTGAAGGTAGAAAAATTGAAAACTCTAACTCCAAGATAAAGAAATCCAATTCCCACTAATGCTACGTGGATATGTGGCCATACAAAATATAATCCTATTAATATACATAATAGGGAAACTAGCCATCCACCAACTTTAATCACATTTTCATCGTTTAATCCCACAAGTCTCTGTCCCAATCTTTAGCAAAATGTTCTCTTGACTTTAATTTTCCTGACTTTTCACGTTTCTTTTTTCCAGCTTCATCTCTTGCAGCCATTCTAAGAGCTGAAGGTTTTCTTTCCAAGAAACTCGGTCCATTCCAAATTTCTGTAAAACTAGTTATACTTGACATAATATTTTTCCTATTGTGGTGGTGGTTCAGGGGTTAAAAAATTATCTTCGACTAAATTTCTCCAGAGCCAAGGATCATTATTTTCCCATTTTGTACTAGGTGACAATGGTTCTCCATATACACATGTTGCTTGTATATCCTCTAACATATTATGATATACCCAATAAAAAGATCTTACAACTTGATCTTCACTTTCTCGGCCTCTATTCACTAAATCATTTATTTGTTCCGTAATATCTATACATTCTGAAAAATCTGTAGCCGGAAAATCAAATCTTCTATGCCTTACATCATCTATCGGTAAACCTATGTTAGTGGTTATAGTAAGATATACGAGTATTACCCATTCCAATTTTTTCTCCTAATTTAGTAATGTTTTTTTGTCTGGTAATGAGTCATCCAGCTCTAATGTTTCTCTCACATGTTTTTCAATAGCGTCCTTAGTTTTCTTTTTTTGGAGATCATTATGGTAGTTTAAATGTACTTGATACAATTTTTCTAAATCTATACAATCATTTTTTTGTAATTCATTTGCCCTTTCAATACCTTCTTGTGGTCTATCATACCACACCCCATGCCAAGTTCCTTTAACAAAATTTCTTGGGTTGTCATACACAATTCCATTATCTTCATTTGTCCACCATAGATGTAACATTCCAATATATTCAAATACTTCTTTAATTTCAAACGATTGAAAGATATGTCTTATTCCCATTGATGGGAGAAAGGGAAACTCAGTAGAATTATAAAATTTATATCGAAACTGTGTCTCCATTGCATAACGCAATTCATCTCGTTTATTAGGGTCCATTGGAAGATACACTTTATCTGACATCTTATGCTATTTTCTCTACTTTAATGTTTAGGGGATATTGATGTTCTTTTGCTTCTTCTGCTGTCTCAAAGGCCTTCTGTTCTGCTATCTCTAAATGATATATTCCTGCGACTCCCATTCCATCTTTATGTACAGATAACATAATTCTTTCTGCTCGTTCAGGTGGATGATGAAAAATTTCTATTAGAACAAAAACTACAAATTCCATTGGAGTATAATCATCATTGTGTATAATCACAGCCCACTTAGAAGGGGGTTTTACCTTGTTCCCTAGATGTTTCTTTTTACGAGAACGTGCTACTGCTAAATCTTCTTCCATCCTGTCCATGTCATCCACGAACTCATCCGGATTCTGGTCCTGTTGCATCTTCACCTCTAAGACATCCAAATGTGTTATATCTACTTTGTCTCCATGTATGAGTTTCTTCATTGTATCTCATCCATATTTGATTTCCACCCGAATCACAATTTTGTACATATAGTTTTCCGTTTATAGTAAACACTCCTGATTGTATGAAACCCTCAACTTTTGGTAGTGTCTCTAAACTGTATATCCATAATGGAGAGTTAGGGGGCGCACAAGAAGTAATTAAGACAATAATAACAACTGTCAATATCATTTGGATTAGATTAAGGCTAATCAAATTCAAAATTATTTTTTCTTTCTGATTTTTACAAACCATGTAGTCCATCCCCCCTTTGCTTTTCTTTTCTTTTGATTGGGATCATGTGCGTGTGTCGCTTGTCCGTGATTGTCGTATCGTAACGTGAGAAGAGTTTCTGATTCATAGTCTCTGAGATCTACAAACGACCATTCATCCTTGTCCTCGATACTTTTTCCAACCGTGTCTTCGGTTTTTGTGTTTTCCTTTTGGTTTTGAATTTTTCGATTTCCCTATACTAGTTCTTTTTGCTACTGTATCTTTTCTATATTTGAATAAGCTTGTTCTTAGTGCCATCTACGTTACATCTCTTTCCCATCGGGGATTTTCATCCACATTATTTTTAACAATTCCTCTCTTCTCCCCACAATGAGGACAAGACATATTTTGACCACGCCGATAAACCATATCTGTTGCATGACTCCACCAATTTTTACATTCTCCACAAACAAAATGATATATCTTTTCTGATGTAAATGTATGAGATGTAGGTATATCAAGAGTTTCAATATCCACGTTTTCTCCTTTTTTTATTCTCTACTTATATTATACCACGACATGGGCATAAAGTCAAGTGTTTAATTCAATATATGTGGAATTTCTTCAGATATAGGCCCGTAGAGGTCATTCCAAATTATATTTGTAACGGTTTCCACATCATCTCTTTCTAATATTAAGAAATCACCATAGGTATCAATGATTAAGTAGCTACCGCCGTCCTTAAATTTGCGGATGAGGTATTCATTTGACACAGCAAGGTAATCTGTCAAATCAATAAGTTCTTGATGTTTATCAATATTCATACTATTTATTCATTATAGAAGCTTCCAGGAAAGATTTCTTGTACTCGCCAGTTGGAAGATATTATGATTCTTTCTTCATTCTTTATACCATGAGGTGGTGCCGTATGTAAAATGTGAGAGGGAAATATAATCATTTTACCTACCTTAGATGGCATATAAAGTAGCTGATGGTTTTGATCTGACTGGTAGGGATTCCGAAACTGTGTTCCTCCAATATCGGACAAGTAGAGGATTGAAGACATATTGGGATCTATTTGTTCAAAAAGACTTCCATTGTGATTATGACTTGCATGATATCCTTTTTCACCATAAATTGCTGTCCAATATACAATGTGACTATATTGCAATTTGGGGGAAAATGTAACTTTCTCTATTAGTTTTTCATATTCAAGTAATTTTTCTTGGACGGAATAATCTGTCCAATAGTCATCTGTTTCAGAGTTACCTTTTATTTTTATTTTCTCTTTTTTCTCTTGCACCTCCTTCAAAAGCGGAAGAATTTCATCTTCTGTCCAATTTACTTCATAAAAAAGTGTAGGAAAATATTCTAATGTATCAATATCCATAATTTATTAAGAAAAGGGTTTTTCCTTCTTGTGAAATTCTCTTTGTGAAGCTGACATTGGGACAATTTCATCCCTCGCTTGCCAAAACCCCCCATGATAAGCTTCTGATATTCTCCAATTAGCTGAGATTACTATTCTTTCTTCATTGCGGTGCATGTGAGGTGGTGCTCTATGTAAGATATGGGCGGGAAATATAACCAATTTACCAACTTCAGATTGAATAAAAATATCTGGATCGCCCGATAGTTGGTCAGGAGCGTAAAATTGTGTCACTCCAATATCGGATAAGTAGAAAATTGAGGACATATTAGGACCGATTGATTCATAAGGATGTGGGTTATGTTGATGAGTTTCATGATAACCCTTCGCCCCATAAATTGCTGTCCAATATGCAATGAGGTGAACATTTAAGTAAGGAAGAAATAATGTGGAAACTTCTTCTACTAGTTTATCATATTCATCTAATGTTACTGAACCGGCATGATCTGTCCAATAGTCATCTACTCTATCTTCAGGATCTTTTGCATACTCATTTAAATATTTGTATTTTATTGCTTTCTTTTTTTCTTCCATCTCTTCTAAGAGTGGACGCATTTCATCTTCTGACCAATTAAATTCATAAAAAAGTGTAGGAAAATATTCTGTTGTTTTCCATTTCATTTTACCTCCCAAAAAGGCTTCAACTTACTCCTTTTTTTACGTTCCATAATTAGTTTTCTTGCTTCTTTGTTACGTTTATTCCACTCTTTTGCCCGATGTAGAATAGCTTCTTTATTCTCTTTGTAATATTCTTTTAAGTAATCTTTTCGATTTTCATCGTTCTTCCATTTCTCAGCAAGACGATCTTTGTTTTTTTCATAGTATTTTCGATTAGCAATCCTCTTTCGTTCTTTATCAGTCATAGTACACCCTCTACACCACATTTTGCGATGAAATAAGCGTCCACTAGATCACTAATTGGATTTTTTACTTTTGTTGCTTTGGGAGTTAATCGTTCTTTGAGGTCTGTAGGGGTAAGAAGTTCACCAACAAAAGCATCATACATCACTTCTTTGTTTGCATTACCCTTACCTGTTGCGAATTTCTTAATAACAGTAGGGGGAAAACTCTTAAATGGTACTTTATTCTTCCACATTTTGTGCTTTAGTAGTCCTGTATTTTCTGCTATTGAACGAACACCAGCTTGTGCAGCAGTTGCAAAAGCATACCCCTCAAGGTACACTTCATCGCAACCTTGAACGATACGATATGCCCAAGAAGCGAGTTTTTCATGTCTTTCTTCTTCGCAATTCCATTCAGGATAACGTTCAGCAATAAGATTACTTATCCCACACCTGGCGGAAAGTTGTTGTTGTTTTTCGTTATTAGATAGATAATATAACATACACCTATCAAAATCAAAATATCCATGATCATCTTCTTCCTTATACACACATATTGCGGGTGAAGTTAATGAATAATCAATCCCAGCTATCTTCTTCTGTTTCATCTACTTCTCCTGTTTCACTTTCCACTTCAAGGTAATGTCCACAAAAGGGACACATTTCTAACCCTGCAGTATCTTTTGATAAAATTTCATATTCCTTATCACATCCATCACATAATATAGATATTGTAGCATCTCCATCTTCCCAGACTATATTTACTGGCATATTTCCATCTCCTGCCTCTAATTTTTCTTTTTGTTCGGAATCTGTATTTTTTGCGGCTGTTCTCCATAGAATAATTTCGTTGGAACAGGAAATACTTTTAGAGTAATATTGTCGATCTGTATAAATCGTTTATCTCTAAGAATATTGATACTAACTGTATCACCGATTTTATATTTTCCTAGCTGATCAGCAAATTCAACATCATTGTTGATAGCAATATCATTAATACCTATTATGGTATCCCATGCTCTCAATCCTTTAGGTATTGGATTGATTGGTTTATTTTTGTCACTTATCATCAAACCGAAAGTATTAGGGATTGATGTATTTATACTAGGATTATCCTTGAATATTTTTTCTCTTTGGTTAGCCTTCCCATACAGAGGAATAATCATAACCCCTAATGCTGGGCGATCTACTTTCCCTGTCGCTAACATCTCAACAAGTGATTTTTTTGCAATATCGGCTCTAATTGCTATTCCAACTCCTGCATTTTGATTTGTTCTAGATACAAGTAATGAAGCAATTCCTACAATTTCACCCTTTTCATTAAGTACAGGTCCGCCGGAATTTCCTTTATTAATTGCAGCATCTATTTGAATCGACTTAATGTAAGGATGTCTTGCATATCTTTCAGTACTGGAGATGATACCCTTTGATAGACTCCACGCCATTCCCATCGGATGACCGAAAGCAAAGACTTCTACTCCTAAATGTATGTCCTCATTATCAGCAAACTTTAAGTATGGAACTTTTCTTGTTAGTCCAACTACTTTAAGCACGGCTAAATCTGCTAATGGATCTTTACCAATTATTTCTACTGTATATTCATGCCAATCATCTTCATCCCAGTAATACAGATTCATTGTTTTCTGTTCATACACACAATGAAAATTAGTCAATATATGACCTTGTTCGTTGATGACTGTTCCAGAACACAACGCATTACGGGCGCCAACGGGTGGGCTTTCTAATTTATTTAACGATAGTAATACTACCGACTTTCTTACCTCTTCTATGACTTCTCTGGTGATGGCTTGTACCGAAACACCAGAGAATATTAATATAGAAAAGCATAACAAAAGTACTCGTCTTAACTTTTCCATTTATTTCCCTGATTTAAAAATTTAACAGAGGTGCATCTTCCGTAGGCAATTCATTTGGTTGCTCTGGTGTAGAGTCTGACTTCCCAGAATTGTTATCAGGTGGTTTTACCTCTATTTTCGTGTCATTTTTAGTTTCATTATCATTTAAAAATTCATTTAACATTTTTGGATCTAATACAACTAATCCGGCTAAAGTTTTATGATCTCTAATACATTCCACTGCCTTTTGCATAAACTGTTTAGGTGCGATTGTAGGAGCTAATGGATTATCTTTGCTGAGCATTTCCCTCCATTCCGCGAGCTTATATGCTGTCCTGAGTTTGTCTAATACACAAAAACAATGAATAGTCATAACTCTTGCAATATGATAAGGTGGCGGCGTATTCAAAAGATTGGGATTACCCATTGCTACCCAGTTCAAAGTTCCTTGATAACACACTTGTACAGTATCAAAAACAACTTGACTGTCCCACTCATCATTAGGAACTTTAATAAGTGGTTTATCCTGCGCCTTTGCTCCATTAATAAAAAATACCATACCTAACACTATAAGTCCAAAAATAAGACCTGCTATAGATACTTTCTTAAAAAAATGCTTTGTCTCAGCCTTCATATGCAATATACCATAATAATATGATTATTATAAACAATTCTATGACAAGAGCGGAATGATACCACACCCATCTAGTTTCGTAAAGACTTTCATCTTTTTCTTCTTTTTTTATTTTGCGTTTAAAGAACTTCTTTGTTTCATATCGTGCATCATCTATCCATCCTCTTACTTTATCTCTAAAACTTAACACAGTATTTCTCCGCTAGAATATTTGATTATTGATATATTTATTCTTAGAGTGTCACTTGCGGAGAAATATCAACGATTTCACACCCTTTCTCTGAAGTACACGCAAATTCTTGACTGGCACTAGTATAATCTTGTGTTTCATAATTTGCCAAAGATGACCAATCGACTTTCTTTGGCATTTTATTCAACAGTTCATTATACTCTTTTTCAGTACAATCTTGATATGGTGCTTGTTTATATGTGTAATCACTAAATGGTAAAAAACTAATACCACTAATGTCATCAAAATTATCATATACCCAAGCGGAAGTGTTTACCCATTCATCTTCCTTGACAGATACAGTTACACTAGGTTTATGTTCACACCATTCTTTTGCATAGGTGTGCCATAAAGACAGTTGTTTCCATGCGGTCATATCTTTCCTACAAATTGCTCCTTTAGGACTCTTTGCTGGAAATGAAAAGACACTTGTATGGTCAGGCTTTGTAACATCAGGTTCATTTGGAAACCCTTTGGCCTTCATCATCTTACATAATGGATCTTTATTATCTGCTCTCACAGTTCTGATATAATAAGGATTATGGCGGGCATGAATACCAGAAGAAGAATCAACAAGTTGCGAAACAGTACCAGAGGGTTTCACACACGTAATGGATACACTACGGTTAATCCCTAATTTATCTGCATATTCAATATTAGTGTTTACTGCTACTTCTCTTAATTCATTTAATACTTTTTTTGTATTGTCTTTTGTCCCATTTGTTAAAGGACTGTCCATGATTCCTGTGAGACTAACTCCAAGAAGTCGTTCCTCTTCACAATTTCGTTGCCACTCTTTTGAGAGGTACTTGAAATTGGTGAGAGTGGATTGCATAGTGCCAAGGATAGTTGCAATCCTGACTTTACTTCTGAGAGACTGCAAAGTGTCGTTGTGCCTGACAACAACTTCGGACAAGTTGCAGAATTCTCTGGATCGTAAAATGATTTCGCTGCAAGGATTTGTGCCGAAATCGTCTCGCGCCACTCTTCTTTGAATGTATGTGCCATGTTTGTCCTTTTCTCTAGTATTTAGGTCATTTACGTGGTGTTTGCTTGCTAACCCATTGTAAATACCACGTTCTCCTGATTTGGAATCATAGAGAGATAACCACTCTCGCATGAAAGTTCCTGCATCAGGCTTTTCTTTATAATTAACTGAGTTGTTCGCTAATGCACGTTGTACATCTTTTTCCCACCATTGTCCTGATTTGGCAAATCGCATTTCACGATCATTAAGGTCAGATAGACTGATAAGAGCACTACGCCTGACACCACCCACGACAACAATTTCCGCTGTTTTACATACGATGTCATGTGCCTCTATTGGTTTGAGTTTTCTACCTACTGCAGAAGAAAATGTAGCTACAGTAAAATTAAATAAGTCTACCAAAGGAGCAGGTCCTGATGCCCGTCCTCCAAAAGTTTTTAGTGGAGCTCCAGCTTCTCTTATCTTAGATACATCCCACTTTGGTATATGTCCACCATATAGTAAAGATATCAATTCTTTAAAAGCTCTTGCCCACCCCAATTTAGAATCCGCAACTACGATAGTAGTTTCAGTTTCATACAACTGTTCAGGAACCGATGGTAGTTGTTTCACATAATCTTCCTCTACTGAAAAACCGACTCCTGTTCCGTTCATCAGTATATAAAGAATTTCATCAAACGATCTAATTTGATCTACTTTCACATAAGCACAATTATAACCAGCAACATTTTCTTTCTTCAGAGCGGGTCCGGCAGTCATTAAACACCTCATAGATGGCATAACATTCAGTTTTTTAACCGAATTTTCTAACTCTACTCTTTCACCATTATCTAAACGAAATCCACATGTTTCTTCTAAATGTTCTGTGAAAAAATCAAAATATCGTTCAACTGTTTCGTGCCATGTTTCTCTTCGCCCTTTGTCATAATCCCATCTTGCATATCTTGATAAATGAATAAATTGTTGGTATTCGGTAGGTAGCATGATTTTTTCTTTCTTATTTTATTTTTTCTAAAAATTCTTCTGTTTCTCGTTTTCCTAAGTGCCAGCCTTCATAATCAGCCATACAACCCGCCATTGCCGCTTTTGTATCTGCAAATTCTAAAAGACTTTTAATAACATCCATTTCTTGTTCTGAAAATGTAACAGCATTTCTTACATAATGTTCAAATGCTTCACAACATATTGGAAAATGTGGATATACCAAATGATACATTGCGTTGGCATAATCTTGTATTTCTTGTTGAGCATGTTTTTCTGCTCGTAAATTAACGACATGAAAGAAGTTGTGTAGATCTATCTTCCATATTACTTCGGTATAGTTCGACACAGGGAGAACTATTCTCGCTAGCTCTCTTGATACATTCCAATCTAGTAGGTTATGGTAGGCGTTTTCTGCTCCATCAAAAATACGATACATTTCAAATTCGATTTCGCCGATATCATTACCTAACTCTCCTTCTTCTCTACCTTGTTTATTTGTCGTTGATTGGGGTTTAAGACTATCCCCTTTTGGAAAATAAAAGTCATCTGACATGACAGAGTACCGCCCAGAGTACTCGTTCAGGTTTGCCGTTCTATGACGGACTAACTGGCGCATAACAAAGATGGGTAATTTAATATGGAACTTAACTTCACACATCTCAAAGGGTGAGGTGTGTTTATGTCTCATTAGGTAGCGTATAAGATTACGCGTATGGCTTACCTTTCTTGTTCCTTCTCCATAACTAATACGTGCGGCGTTTTCTACTTCCTCATCATCGCCCATGACATCAAGTAATTTTACAAACCCGTGTTCATGGATCTTGTATTCTTTTATTATTTTCTTTCCTCTATAATCTACTTCAATGGACATTTCTCCACTCTCTGGCTGCCCAATCCGCTTCCAATCCCTTCATAGTAGTTTTATTTATCATATCCAAGATTTCATCAGTTAACAGACCACTCATAATCAAATCATTAATATCTTTGAACTTTTTATCTTTAGACCAAATAACAACAGACCATCCATCATCTATAGCCTTCATCAATTTTTTAACAGTATGTTCATTTCTCGGCTCATTGTCGAATATTAACACACATTGTTTCTTGTCTAATTTTATTGACTGGAGATCTCCTCCAGCAACGGCAAGACAATTTGGAAGGAACATTGAGTCAATTGGACCTTCTACAATATATGTATGTTCCTCTGATTTCCATCGTTCCAACCCATAAACTTTAGGGCTGTCTTCAGTAACCTTGATAGTAATATATCGGAGTTCGTGACTTCCTAGAGCTCTACCTTGAGCGGCAATTAATTTTCCTTCTGTATCAAAAAATGGGATAACCATTCTTGGTTCTTCTTTACCCAAATTAGAATAATCTATTTCGGATACTGATACTGCCCACTCTCTAAAGTCTTCTGCATAGAAAACTCTTTCCAAGAAAGAATCAGGCATCTTTCTACCTTCATAGAATAAACGGGCGTGGTGAGTGCGTGTGAGAGAGCCTATAGAGGGTAATTCAATGGTAGTTGGTTTGGGTTTGAATTTTGGTGGTTCAAATTTAAATTCTGGTTCTTTTGTTTTACCACGACCATTTTGACCCTGACTATATCTTTCCATTACATATTGACCATGTAAGTGAGGATCAAGAGTCTTTATAAAATTTCCAAGATTAGAACCATATCCACAATTATGACATTTTACAAACAAGTCTTGCTTCTTTGCGTAGATGTATAATCGTTTCTTTGCTTTATTTTTTTGAGAATCACCACAAATAGGACATCGTGAATTCCAAAGATTAGGGCGTACTAATTTTAACCTGTCTAGGCGAGGTGAGATTAATCCCACGTATTTTTGATCTGTATATAAACTCATAATATATTATACCACGAAATATCAATAAGTCAAGTTCTGTCTTTACTCTCTAATTCGTGTGCTATCCACATTTTTGCGGCGGGTTTGTTTGGTGGTTTTTTTATGAGTTTACCTACTTCAACGAATGCTTTTCGAAACACATCTTCTCCAGCTCTATTGTTGACAATCTCAACAAATCCACCAACAAATAGGTTAGCAAGTCCATCCTTAATTCCTTGTACTTCTTCCCATGTTCTATGAATAACTTCATCTTTAAGTTTTCGAGCTCTGTTTTGATTTTGTTGAAGAGCAATATCAAGAGATGTATTGACAAATATCATGTAGGTGTCATAACCAACATCTTCAAGGGTTTTCTTTCTGTCAGATAGTTTTAATAAGTCATGAGCAGTACCATCAATGATTAATCCTAGTCTACCATTAACCCACAACTGTTCTCTTTTTGCTGTTACTTTTTTTCCTCTTGCCCGAATAAGTTCTTTTTTTGTCGTTTCATCATCAGTATATGTCCTCATATTAGAGGACATCTTTGCTTTCAGTAATCCGAATTCTAATTGTTCATCTGAGTTGACAACTTTCAATCCATAAGGTCCTACCTTACCGGGAGTAATTTTAGCTTCTATTTTTTCGTGCCATTGAAACTTTCCTGAGGCAGAACCTGTTGCTTTTTCTGCGGAATATGATTTACCAGAACCAGAGCCTCCTGCTAAGAAGAATGCTTTAAATATACCGGGATCATATACACCCTCTAAAAGTTCTTGTTTTAAGTCTGTAAATTTCATATTTCTGATCTCGTAACTTGTAATATTTTAGTTTTTTGAGCTTCAAGAATTGCTGTTCTATTGGGCCATTTAATATATTCTTTAGTTTCTCCATCCTTCTGAAGATTATCTATCAAAGGGACAATCAATTTCTCAACTGCTAACATACGTGACTTATATTTTAAGTTTATATCTTTCTTTCTCTCCTCAATCTCTTTAACAACTGTAGTCATATCTGAAGATGACTTCTGAAGACTCTGGACAGCTTCTAACTGTTCCATCTTTAGAATCTTCTGTACATCTTTATCCAACCATTCTAGTTTTTCCATAATCGGAGTTAAGTCTGGTGGTTCAGCAGTAACAGACTGTACTTGAGATGCAGTCAAACTATCTAACTTTCCTGATGTTCCTTCTAACAGGCTTTCAAGACTTTCTAGTTTGAGAATCTTGTCAATCTTTGGTGACATACTTTCTAGGAAATCCATGATCTCATCTTGTTTTCCTACAGCTTCAGTTGCCTTTGCAGAAGATGTTCTAGACTCTCCTGTTGCATCATTCAATTGAGCAAGGATATCTGCGGTTGTCTGTGCCCGTTCTTCATCTTGTTCTAATGACAGAATTTTATCGATCTTTAGTTCGATACCTGCTAACGTTTCATCTTGTTTATCTTTATCTTCTTGAGAAAATCCAAAATCATTACTTACATCATCTGGTTTACTTGATATGGCGGCCATGATCTGTTCTATCTTGGCGTCCATTGATGCTAATGCGTCTGGACTAGCAGAACCTCCACTCCCTGTGTTTTCTCCATCGGTATTGTCTCTATCGTATTCATCTGCCGTAACGGCACTAAATCCAAAATCGACTAATTCTTCTTCTGCCATGTTTTACTCCTAGTATTTTTTCTTTTTAATATTTATTCATTATTATAGTTGTTCTTTTAATGTTTCCACGTATTTTGCTATGGCATGAGTTAATCCATCTGTTTTAGAAATCAAACCATTATCGTTGTCTGCACCCCAATCCAAATCTTGACTATCTATAAAAAGCCCGGTATGAGCATAAGGCCAAGGAGGGCTAAAAGGGATAGGATCGCTACGGCGAACCACACGCCAATGAGTGGGTTGTCCACCAGACAAAACTTGATCAGAAACTTTTGGTGATCCGTAAGAGTAAATTTGAACATTTTTACCTCTCTTGTGGAGCCACATTCCTATTATTTGAGCAACAGCTCCACCTAAACTGTGTCCTGTAACGTGTACTGTATGTTCAAGAGGGTATGTAAGTCTCGTTCCTTGAACAGTATTTCTTCCTGTCGTGGTTGAAGTATCTATAATTTGCATTATAGTTACAGCGGCATCTCTAAATCCTTTATGTAGCCGGATTCCTGTACGTGTATCACTTACCAATCTTACATCAATATCAGATAGTACATTTGCCTCATTTGCTGTACCCCTAATAACAATTATTGATATTCCATTATCTTGTTTTACCTCAAACGCAACTTCATCCTTTTGATCACCACCTAAATCGTAAATTGCTTTACACAATTCTGCGTGTTCAATGAGTGAAGTTAGTGAAACTGGTAAATTTGACTTATCACCACTACCCAAATCATTATGTGTTTTGTCGTCTTTGTTGTGCTTTGCACAGCTAGTGAGAATCAGGCTTATCGCCATTCCCATTAGTAATTTCTTTATGTTTATTCCAAGATGTCGCACCTAATATTGCTCCAAAACTTAAATGTAGCATGGCACCTCCTTGTAATGTAAGAGGAACCCATCTACTTGTGTTCATTTTAATTTCATCACTCATCATTGTCATGCCTATGTTCCACATTAAAGGCGCAATAAAAAAGTCTACTACACAGAGAAATAGATAAACTACTGCTGCCCAATCTCTCCAATGTTCATGTATTGTTTTATTCATTATATTTCTCTACATACTGAAGAAGATTGACACAACAAATGTTTCATTCCATCCAAAGTAAAATTCAATTCACCTATGATTACATCAAGTATATTTGATGCACCATCTAAAATAACATCTCCAAAAGGGCCTTGTAAAACAAATACTATAACTGCACTTACCATCCCTAAAAGAAAACTCATGTATGACCACTTGAGGAATTTATATTTTCTAAGTGCAAGAACTTTACCTTGTCCATATATGTCACCGGCCATGGCATCATATACAGAATCATCAGTCATTAA